ATATGAGGATTCCTGCTGGTCCCACAGAGTATCGTGGTGGGAGAGGGAGAGGTTTGTTTGGGGGAGGTTATGCTCCAGGAAATAGTAATGTTATTGATTATGTAACTATATCAACTCTTGGAAATGCATCGGACTTTGGTGATTTAACAGTCGCAAGAAGATATGCAGGTTCTTGTGCAAGTGCTTCTCGTGGTCTTTGGGGTGGCGGAGCTCCTGGACCATCAAATGTTATTGATTATGTAACCATATCATCTACGGGTAATGCATTTGATTTTGGTGATTTAACTCTTGCTCGTGAAGGAGAGATTGGGACATTTGCATCATCAACTCGTGGAGTTTTTTCTGCAGGTTATTCGGGAGGAAATACAAATATTATTGATTATGTAACAATTGCACAACTTGGAAATGCATCGGACTTTGGCGACTTGACAATCGCAAAAAATAATTCCAGTGGATGTTCATCACCAACTCGTGGATTAAATTGTGGTAGTTCTGGACCAAATTCAAATGTGATTGATTTTGTGACAATATCAACAACAGGTGATGCAAAAGACTTTGGCGATTTAACTGTTGCTAGGGCTGGAAGCGGAGCTCTTTCAAATTCAACAAGAGGTGTTATTGGTGGAGGGCAAAATCCTGCGGCAATAAATGTTATTGATTATGTAACTATTGCATCAACGGGAGACGCAATAGATTTTGGAGATTTAACTTCTTCAAGAATAAGTACAATGGGATGCTCATCAGCAACTCGTGGTGTGTTTGGCGGAGGAAATCCAGGACCATCAAATATCATTGATTATATAACTATATTATCAACAGGAAATGCAATAGATTTTGGAGATTTAACTGTAGCAAGACAAGGAGCTGGTGCTTGCTCTGATGCTCACGGAGGTTTAGGATAATGACTCACCAAGAATTACCATCTTATGATCAAGCCCCAGCAGGAGCAATCAGATTTAATACTGACTCTAGGAAGCTAGAAGTTTATACTGGCGGACCTGTTGGATACGGAACACTTCCAAACGGTCAATGGATGCAGATTGATAGTTTCACACCCGACATTGCGACTGGTGGTGCTCGTGGTGTTTTTGGTGGTGGAGAAAGTCCATCAGTTGGTGCAGATAATACGATTAATTATATAACAATATCAACAACAGGAAATGCAATTGATTTTGGTGATTTAACTGTTGCTAGGCGTCTTACGAGTTCAGCATCATCGGCAACCAGAGGATTATGGTTGGGCGGAAGAACGGGTGTTCCAGCAGATTCAAATGTAATTGATTTTGTTACAATTTCATCAACAGGTAATGCGACAGACTTTGGTGATATAACTTCTGCAAGAAATGGTTTGGTGTCATTATCCAACTCAACTAGAGCATTAGCGTGTGGTCATTCTACTCAAATTGATTATGTAACGATTTCATCAACGGGAAACGCAGTTAGTTTTGGAAGTTTAGCAAGTAATCATAATAACGCAGGTGCTTGTGCTTCTTCTACTAGAGGTATAGTTGCTGGAGGCACTGCTCCTAGTAATGTAATTGAATTTGTAACTATATCAACATTAGGAAATGCATCAGATTTTGGTGATTTAGTTACTGCAATGAATAATGCTGGATGTTCAAATTCAGTAAGAGGTGTTTTTGGTGGTGGATATGTTGGACCAGGAAGAGTTAATTCCATTGAATATATAACAATAGCAACTCTTGGAAATGCAGTTGATTTTGGTGATTTGACTCAAACTCGTGGATACCAATCTGCCTGTGCATCAGCAACTCGTGGAGTTTGGAGTGGAGGATGGATAGGTCCAGCATATGTAAATACAATTGATTATGTAACAATAATGAGCACTGGTAATGCAATAGATTTTGGAGATCTTACTCTACTTGTACAGCAATCTGGTGCCTGCTCCAACGGTCACGGTGGTCTCTAATCACCACGCCCAGCTGACTGCCGAATAACGCTTACCTTTAGTTGCTTCTTTCACACCGTGAGGGAACAAGAAGAGAGACGGGAACATAATAATATCACCCTTACCTAGTGGGACAACATAGTCCTCCCAGAAGAATAGTTCTGCACCTTCATAGTCATCGTTAAGGTTCAGAATGAAACTCAACACAGGAATACCTTTCTCATTACCATCAAACAAACTGTGAATGTGGTCGTGATGTTGTCGCATAATCTGACCAGGTGCATAACGATTGAAACGAATTGCACTGAACTTATTCATAATCTGCTGTGTTCTTTCACAGGGATATGAATACTTTGCATTATATGCTGCACCAGCCTGAATCATAAAAGGTGTCAGAAGTGATTGGTGCTCACCAGTAATGTTCTGCACATCCAGTTCCATTGTCTCTTCAGAACCGAATGTTCCTTGCACATTATTATACCAAGTGTGTGGACGCCATTCATTCTTCTCAATCGCATCCACAAGATATTCACATAGATTCGCAGGGATAATACCACGCTCAACGTGAATCAAGTCTTTCAGTTGTGTATTAGGATTGTTCATTTACTGTCTCCAATGGTCTTGCTTGTTCGCACTTACGGCAGAAGTCTTGTTGAAATCTTTGTTTTTGAGTTTGATATGCTTCCGAACTCAATAATTCTTTGAGTGGTGTATCATTTATATTACCACAACTATAGTCTTGGTGGAAGTCGTGGCAGCAGTAGAACACATTACCTTTCACACCAAAGTATAAATTATCAAAGTAACCTGCACTGCATTGTGTTGGTTGCTCACCCCAATCAATCGGACCACGATCTAACTGTTGAGTCTCACAGTTTGCACCATCAAGTGTTCCAGCTCTATCAATCAGTCCAGTCATAGAGAAGTTAATACCAGGAGGGCATCTTTGAAACTTCTGATAGACCTTCATAAACTCTTCTTTATGATTCTGACTACCATCACCATTCACAATTACAGTGATAGGAAAGTTGAGTTTCTGTGAGTTCTCAAACAGATACATCAACTGATAATACATTCTGTATAAAACAGCAGTGGAAGATCCAGTAATATCCTTCCACTTCTTCTCATCCATTGTTGGAATGTTGAGACGGAACTGTTTGATTCTCTGTGGATTCTCAATCAACCAATCAGTTAAATCAGTTGTGACCATACTTCCATTGGAGATATGCTCATAATCAAAACCCATATCAGTCATCAACTGCAACTTTTCCTTGAATGTATCATCAAGGTTGGGTTCATTATAAGTTGCAAATGAGATATCATTCAGTTCCCAAGGAGTATAGACAGAGCGAATTTCTGTAAGAATCTTACGAAACTGCTCCAGACTCATACACTCTTTCGGTGCAGGTTTATCATAGGCATTGGGACAGAACCAACACTTATAGTTACAATGAGTATTGTTTTCTATCTGTGCGATTCTGTATCCAAAACCGTGAAACTCTGGTAGTGGTCGTGATAATGTAGAAGTCATACGCACCTATCAAGGGGAAGATATGTAAGAGAATTTATATCACCAAGACTACCCTTAGCCCAAGTATTAAAGGACAAACTAATTCTTTCAGTTTCTGATTGGTTTGCAGGCACACTATGAGTCAGATTACTGGGGAAGATAATCAACTCACCTGCTTTCATAGGCAGCAAGAATGTAGCACTATTAAAGTTATTGTATTTCTTTGTTGAAAGACTTACATCTCTTTGCGCTTTACTACGAAACTGAATCGGTGGTAATTGCTCACTAATTACAGGATACCAGACACCACTCACCATACTATTTGGATGAACGTGTTCGTGATGTGATTCACCTTTACCAGACTTATTAATCCAAGACTGTGTAATCAGCAGTTCATTATCAGAATTCATAATTTCAGTGACGAACTTATAAATCTTTGACTGAATGAATGCTCTGATATTAGAGAGCTCTGGTTTATCCAATACAAAAGTCTCTTCTGACTGTCTGTTATAGTGAATCACATTATCCGCATCACCACCCTTGTTTTCTCTGCGACAAGGAAGATTGCGAATAAACTCCAACTCCTTATCATAAGGCATTGGGTATTGTGCAATCAGTACTGGTGTCGGAAATAGTGATAGTAGTTCGTCTTGTGCCATACTAAGGAGATTTTTAAGTATTTTATCAGAGTTTTAAAAATAAATCAAGCTATTATTTCTCTTCAACCCTGACAAAGCAGACTCTACTCATGGAATTGACTTTTGTCAAGTATGGTGTAGAATTACAGGTATTATAAATTACTAATATACTTTTAGACCATATGAATTTTGCAGTTTATTCGAAGGATCATTGCCCTTACTGTCACAAAGTAAAGTCTGTTCTAGAGTTGACAGGCAGTAACTTTGTGGTTTATAATCTCGGTGAGCATTTTACTAGAGAAGAGTTTTATGCTGAGTTTGGAAAAGGTTCCACATTTCCACAAGTTGTTTGTGATGACAAAAAAATAGGAGGATCCGTTGACACAATCAAATTCCTCAAGGAACAACAAGTCCTCAAGTCCTGACATAAATAAATCAGACATCCACAGAAATCGTGGTATTGAGTTTCTACTTAATGGAGGTAAAAGAAAGCAGACTTATCCATTTCACATCATCTTTGAAAAGATGGTTTGCTTTCTGAATCGGGAAGTCACCATCTATTTTGAGTTTTCCTTTAAATCAAGGAAAAGAAAAGTAATTTCCCGGAGAAAGAAAAATGTTAGCAGCTAGTTTAGTATTTGGCTCATTCTTAACTGTTTTATTTCTTATAGTGGGAGCACTAGTTGGATGGACTGCACGAGAATATATGATGAACTATCGGGAAATTCCAAGACCTCACCCCGAAATGTTTGATGGACAAGGAAACTTGATCCCAGATGAGGTGATTGCATTTAACTTTGATAACTATCATGACTACGAAATCAACGACGACGAAGAAGACGAGTAAACCAAAAGAGACGACTCAGAGTCTAGACCTACCAAATAATCCTCTCATTTTTGAGATTCTTGATCTTGTATCAAAACAGAGAACGAAAGCAAAGAAAATAGAAGTTCTTCGTAAGTATGAGCACGATGCTCTTCGGATGCTTTTGATTTGGAACTTTGATGAGAGTGTTATCTCCATGCTTCCTTTTGGTGAAGTTCCATACTCTGGATATGCTGATCAGAGCATTCATAGCGGAACTCTTTCTACTAAAATTACTGAAGAAGTTCGTAGAATGTATGAGGCAGGATCTTTTTCTATCGGATCCTCTGACAGCAGTGCAAAGTCAACTCTTCGTAGAGAGTCTAAGCATTTTTATCACTTCGTAAAAGGTGGTAACAATGGACTGAGCACCATTCGTAGAGAAACCATGTTCATCAATCTTCTAGAAGGTCTTCATCCACTTGAAGCAGAGGTCCTCTGTCTTGTGAAGGATAAGAAATTATCTGATAAGTATAAACTTACGAAAGAGATTGTTGCGGAAGCATTCCCAGAAATTGTATGGGGGAATCGTTCTTGATATGGGAAAGGGTATAAACATCATAACTCCAAACTGTGACCCTTCAGCGGCAAATGATTCTTCTCTCCCAAGAGACTCATACATTGTTACCTATGGTGATAATGATGAGCAAAAATATGATATAGTTCAGGGACTTCAGTCTGATATTTTTGATCACTACTGGGATAAGTATCGTGATGTGAGAGGTATGAAATGGACAGAAGGAAAAACAAACCCTAAAATGTGGGGATATGTACCAACAGAAAAAAAGAAAAAGAAATGAATGAGGAAAATCTTAAAGATCAGATAAATCAATTGATTCGTAATGAGATCCAAGAGAACATTAATGAGTTCGTTGATATGAAAGAGGAGGAGCGAAGATCTGGACTCGGATTCGTTGGTTCGGATGACAATAAAGACCTCACTGTAAGAATTCCTAATAAAGAGATTGATAAGATCATCAAGGAGTATAAGAAGATAAAAAAATATCACA